ACGCATTCTTCGTCGCCTCGTCACGCGGATTCATACTGTCCACCATGACACGACGAGTCGCCTTGCCTTGCTCTGCCTGTTCCGCAAACTTGTGGATCAAGAGCGGAGTGTTACCACGGATTTCAACATCAATAGTTTTCATATATCACCTTTTAAATTAAGCGCCCTTGCGGGCAGCGATTTCACGATTCAAATAAAACAACGCTTTCTCTAAATCCTGCACAGGATTAGAGCCAACCTTCTTCCCGGCACGAGAAACGTACTTCACTACGTTGCCCAGTCGATAGTTCAAATCTTTGGCCTCAATGAAGTCGATAGTTTCAATTCCACCAGTCTTGTAATGCGGGGGATGATTGACGAGATCGTTCTTGATCCCCATTACCTCCAACGCTTGATTCATCTGCTTCACAGACTCCACAATCTTTGACGGCTTTTTCCTCTTGTGATTACGTATCACCACGCGCACAAGTTCGTAACTAAACTTCGTCTTCTGTCTGATTTCTTTGGCCGTTTTGCCCTGATCAAACATCTTACGAATAATCTCAGATTTATTGACTTTTGACATTGTTCAGTTCCTTCCTCAAGTTTTCTACGTTGGACTCATCGACGACTATCGCTACGCCGCCCGCTTCACGGATGGCTTTCATGTGTGCAAGTTGCAGCGCCGTCGCTCTGCCTTTCCCCGCCTTACATTCGATAGCATAAAACAACCCTTCTTTACAAATCAAGAAGTCTGGAACCCCTGAGTTCCCGTAACCTCCTGTAACTGGCATCGCATAGTACGCGCCCATATCCTCTAAGATTTTCTTTACCTTCGATTTAACTTTACCCTCCGGGGTATTACTCATCTTCGTCTCCTTCATCTAAGTTATTCTTAGATATCGTTTCACCTAGCAGTGAAGCCCTAATTGAATGTGGTGTGATCACGCAGTAGTACCACTCGTTGATGCGCCAACCGACCCCACGCAAAAACTTTGCGTTGCCCGGTGGGAACAAGATACTCATGGACGAACTGCCCGCTTGCTCGTAGTCCACGCCCGCTTCTGACTCCACTATCCCTTGATTGTTGTAAGCATTGATCATCGCCAACTTCTCTTTGAAGAAGTCAGGCAGTGTCTTGTCTGTGTAGTGCAGGATCAGATTCTGACCCACCCACGCTTTGTACTTCCCCTGATAAACTTTTATCGGAATACGCCACTTGGACGTACGTAGATCTTGTAGCGGTTTGATGTCGTTCGACATATCAGATCTCAAGCATGAACGCCGGGTAGTACCCGCCCGTATGCACCGCCGCCATGCCGATGTCAGACCAAGCATGTGTGTTGAACGATGATGTATTGGGGAACAACTCGTCGGAGTTGGTGTGTATTTTTAACATCGTTAGCGACACTTTGATCGAAGTCCGCAGCGGATCGGGGATCGATTCCAGATTTGCATACCACTTGCAACTGTCCAGTATCTTGCCGCCCTGCCTGTAGTGTTCCTTGTACGTCTGATTAAATGGATCGTCAGTCCAAGTATTCAACACCGCATCGACAGACTTATTAATAAATTCTTTATTGAGTTGCGCGACCACCACCCCACCATTGACGCCCTTGAAGATCAGCACCTTGTCCTTGTTGAAGAACGAGCGGTACTCTGCCTGCATCTGGTCGTACGTCATGCGTTGCTTTCCCAACTCTGCGAGTTTCTTATCGCAGAACGTCGTCAGTTCAGCCGACAGTTGTGTGCGGTCGATCTCGCCACATGCAAGTTTCACCATCTGCAACAACAGTTCTGAGTTGATATCGCTACGCTCTATCGACATCACCGGATAACTTTTAATTCTCTCAAACGCTTTGCCCGAGTAACACAGCCCGTACTCGTGGATGTAATCAAGTACCCACGTTGGCATCTTGCGAATCTTATCTAAGTGATACGCGATGCTGCTGTGCATGCCCTTGAGTTTGTTTGCGATGTACTTTGGATTCTTACTCCGCAGTTCAGGCTTGCCAGTGCGCCCCGCAGGACTCAGCGGATGCGACCAGAAGTCGAAAGCGTAGTATCGTTTAGAAGTTCCATCATCATTGTGTGAACTTAACCACTGTACGATACCGAACGGAAAGCCGTCAGTTGTAGAGAACTCCATCTCTGCCTGACCTCTCACCTCAGAGATACGTACCTGTCCGTCCGTCGCATTGTGCAGCGCGACAAAGATCGGCCACATGGGTGAGTGAGTCACCCACTTGTACTCCTCGGGATTCAACTTACCTTCAAGAAAGAACTTGTCGTAAATCATGTCACACCTCTTTGACTGTCTTTAATGCCTTAATCTGCTCACGCATCTTTTCCATCTCTCGCTGGCGTGCGTAAGTTTTTTGATCTTCCTCCAAGACACGCTTAGTCACAGGCGTATTCTTGAAGTCAGGCGGAGGAATCAGTTCTAGTTGCGCTTTCATCTCTCTTCTCTAAACATCCCACGTAACTCTTCATCTTCACGCGCAAACCTCTCGCGCAAAGTCTCTAGCAAGTCACGCACCTCATCACGTGACAGACGATCAATCAACTCATCCACTTCCTTCCGCACTTCATCTGTTACATTCATTTCCGATCTCCTCTGTATTCCCAGATCAACGCATTATCTACCCACACACGATCAGCACCCCATGCACTGCACCATGCCTTGCCTGCATCCGCACTCACGCTCTGGATGATCTGATCTGCCTTCGGACTTTCCGTGTCCTCCACGTTGTCAAACTCCATGATCACCACAACTCTTAATGCTTTCATCTCACACCTCCATCTTCACAACGCGCCCCGATGGGGCAGTAAAGTCTTTCTTCGCAGTCACCAACCACAGTGTGGGGCTGTTGACTTGCCACTCAACCTTGTCTTCCAAGTGACCATCAGTAAACACGATCACGCAGTCAGCCGTGATGTTCTCCTTGTTTATGAATTCACTCACGGATGAAACCTTAGTTCCCCCGCCACCTTGCGGCTTGAGCATGTGAGCGATTCCATCGTAGTTGTCGGTAAAGATTTGCTCACCGTGTACCTCCGTGTCCCACCACAGCACTCGCACCTTGTCGGGTGACACCGTGTCGCAGATCGCAACCAACTCCGTGGCGAACTCGTCCAACTGCCGACCATTGATGCTGCCCGATGTGTCGATAGCCACGACGATCTCGCCTACCTTCTCGGCTTCCAGAGTTGGCAAATAAATATCATCAACCATGCGACGACGATTCAACTTGCGCCATGTGTACTCGTCACGCCCACGTGTTGTGCTTGTGATGAACTCACGCAACTCGTCACGCCACGATACCTTTGGCTCCATCAAGTCTTTGATGACACGAGGAACCTTCGCTCCGAACTTGCCTGCCAACATCGCACCCTGTTGTATCGCTTCGTTGATCTCGACAGACAGTTTCCGCAAGTCATCAGGCGTGGCTTCCTGCGTTGGCTTGTCATCATGCTCGTCGAGCGGCTTGAGATGCTCGGGGTTCTTGCCACCACTGCCACCTCCCTTCTTGCTCTTCTCCATCTCTTGCTTGAGATCGTTGTACACCTCACGCACCGACCAGTTGTGATACTTGGCATCGTACAGCCCACCCTTCGGCAACTTGACCAGATCAGGATGCTTCTTGCCGATCTCCACAATGATGTCGTTGATCACGTAGTCCATCGCTACGTTGGCGAGTTTCGCATTCTCTTTGATCAGATCACGATGGCGTGGAATGTGTTGCAGCATCACGTGTCCGTTCTCGTGCAGCACCAGCGCAGATTGTTCTGGCATGGATAAAGACTCAAAGAACTGACGACCATAACGCTTGTTCTTGCCGTCCGTGTACGCCGTGGGCACACCCTCTTCGATGGTGGATTCACCCAACAACATGATGCCACCGTACAGACAAGTCTCAGGGTGACGCATCAATCGCACGTGCGCTTTCTTCAACGCTGTTTGTGTGTCGCTCATACAATCACTTCCTCTTGTTTCACTTCGACGGGAATCCCTATTTCTTTTATGCGCTTCAGATGTCCGATGTCGAACGTCATACGTCCCAAGAGATCGGAAAACTTCTGCGCTGTGTCATTCACAGGATAGAACCGTACCATCCCGTAATGATCTTTCCGTTCAACTATCATTATCATGACTCACCTCAGATCAAGAGTTCGTAGTTAGTCTTCGCCCAGTCGCTGACTTGCTGATTCAGTCGTGCGAGCCGTGTCGTCCGCTTGCTCTGCAACAGCATCGTAAAGAACACCGCTTGAATCTCAGAGGAGCGCACTCGGTTCACGAACCGCATGAACTTACTCAGATCGTCCGATGTTTCGATGGTGTCGATGGCATTGAACATCATCATAAAGAGCGCAGCGGGCTTCTCGGGGACGGGAATGTTCTCGGGATCAGCCAAGACTTGTTTGACTGAGATCAACTCCTTCTCCAGAGATAAGAACGCTGCCATCGATTCAGCCGCCGCCACACCGATGGTGCCTGCCAATGAAGAGTGTGTGAGTTTAGATCCCACTACGTCACGTGCCCGCACAATCGGATCGCACTTGGCAAGACTGCGTGGAGACACGAACGACAGCACACGCTTGGACGGACTGAAGATGAACGGGTTATCGTCCTGCCCACCGTCAAGATACGACGCAAGACAGCGCGGGTTCATCGCCACCCATGCACGGATGACAGCAGAGATACCATTATCCGTAGCCCACGTGTTCCACATTTTCTCGTTCGACTTACTGACGTTGATGATCGTCACACGATTGCCACCGTGCGCGAGAATCGCATCGCCCACACCGTCAGAGAAATTATTAGTTGTTGCGAACACGATGGAACCTTCGGGTAACTCCTCGTCACCTAACACATGATCCAACACGAGCCGCATCGCCATCTTCTGCATCATCTTGTCGCACTTGCCGATCTCGTCGAGCATGATGATCTTCGGCTTGCCCGACTTGAGTTTGAACAGCGACGATGGATAGAACTCCAACTCCCCAGTCTCACGGTTCGGAGCGCGGATAAACAAGTCACCCAAGTCCGTGTTGGAGAAGTCCACGTATACGTGGTCGTACTTGTCGGTGGGATAATCTATGTCTGACTTCATCCGTGAGTGAAGTGATGATTTGCCGATGCCGGGTTCGCCCACGAACAAGAACGTATTGCTCGTGCCCAAAGTCTTGACGAGGGTATATGCCTCATCGATGGTGACGGGATTGGTAAATAAATTAATAGCCATGATGTGTACCTCTTCAGTTACAAAAATCAAACGCCAAACTTCGACAAGATGTCGTCCACGCTTTCTTTCACGACGACACGCTTGGTGTCGCTCTCCCTCAACTGTTCGATTGTTACGCCATCCAACGCTCGCAGTAGTCCCACCCGTGCTTCCTCCAGTGCGGGATCTCGTGTGAGATTGAACTCAGCGAACGTATTGCACAGATCCAACGCTCGCTTCAGTGTGGTGTCGTACAACTTGCGCCGCTTGATCTTGATCTCACCGTTCTCCACGACAGTCTCGGTCTCGCAGCAGTGCGACAGCGACTTCATCACCTCGACCAACTGTGCTTTTTGTTTGTTGATGATCTGATCCACGAGTCCACGTGCTTGTCGCTCGTAGTGGTTCTGCAAGTCATCAGCCAACTCCTGCGCGATCTTGCAGCGGAAGTCCGCAGTCGGAACCTCGCTTGTATATAGATTGATCGAGAACTTGCTAAAGACTTCATTAACTGACGGGTAGTCCTCCCGCCTGAACATATCGCCCTGCACGAACGCCATGTTCGACACGATGGTGGGGTATGCCTTAATAAAGTCAGCGACCAACTGTTTGAAGTTCGTCTCGTGCTGCCTGAACCCCGCCATAAACTGAGGGAACCTCGCTGCCACGGCTGCACGTTGACTGCCTGCCCAGTCGTAAGTCTCCCGCTGCATCCAGTTATAAACTGTCTGGCGATAGTTCAAGACACGCTTGTGTTCGGCATTCTTGGCAAGGAGATTCTTCACGAACTTGCCTGCATCGCTGTCCGCTTTCTTGGATGCCGTCACCTCGTCGCTGATCTCGCTGTCCTGCATCGTCGCAGTCCACACGCGCACATCCACGTTGACCAAGATGCACGACGTAGCCAGAGACATAATATGTTCCGGCTTGGTCAGTAATTTATCTTGCATCGTCTGTAACTTGTCTTGCTGATCCATGATGTCCTCGTTGTTTGTCAGTTCATGTTCAAGTGAAACGCTGTTTAGCGTTGTCGTCTTGCTCTGTTATGTACCCGCTCTCTCAGTGTACATATTATAAGATAGGTTTACATTTAAAGCAACAGTTTAGGGAAAAAAGTGCCGACGAAATAAAGTAGTCAGAAGGCACCGTTCGTGGTCTCCCATGTGGTCTCCCACGTAGATTCTTCCCGCAGATTACTCTGCACTTTTTCGAGCAACTCTTTTCGCTCCATGTATTCAAGTTCTAACTCACGCGCATAGGCAGCGGCCTCAAGCGCAGCCAACTCTTCATCGTTCATCGCACTAACCCTCCCTTGTTGTTGATCCCCTTCAAGTCCTCCAAGTCTTCGATCTTTATATAGTTACTCTTGTGGAGCGGGACGACGGTGTGCTTCCGCTTCTTTGCCTGTGCTTCGCCACATGGCATGCACGTGGTGTAGCCAAGAACAAACCGTTCCAAGTCCACTTCATTACCAAAACATCTATTGCACAACTTCTTAACCATTTAACTTCACCTCGTGCCGTACCACGGCGTTACCAAGTCCCATGTACAGCACATCTCGCAGGAACAGGGTGTCCACTTCCTTGCACGACTCGTGCGGGTGCGCCTGTCCTTTATGCTTGGATGTCGTAATGGAATATTTATCCACGTTGGCAAACCAACGATTCACGCTCGGGATGAAGACATACATAGGGAAGTGTCTGCCGTAGGAATAGACCACGTACATCTCTTCCCCTGCTGTCTCTGGGTACTCAATGCCCATCCGTGTCCACTCGCCAAAGATGTTATTAGCGGTGAAGGGTTGCTTCGCCTGCACGTGCGGGCGCACTTTGGGATTGGTTGTCTTGATTGGCTTTGTCTGCATGGCTTTCTCCGTTTCGCATTTCATGTCGGGGTGAAACCTTAGTTAGTCGAGTCGCTTAGTTCTTCCTGTGTCTTGAGATCATATTATAAGGGAACTTTACGTATAAGTCAAGGGTTTAGGCAAAATAGTTATGCAGCGGGGAGCGGCGGGAGAATGACCACACGGCGGACAAAATCTGTTCCACTTGTTCCAAGTTGTTCCAATTTCAAAACTTATCTAATGGCACGGAGGGGCGAGTTAAGTTCTTGTTTTATATATATTTTTTAGTAGTAGTAGTAGTAGTTGTTCCATTGTTCCAAGAAAAATAGGGTATATCGAATGGAGTGAAGATTTTTTGGGGGAGTTTACGATCCGCGCTGCCTCCCTTCGCTCGCCTGATTTTTACCCCTCCCCCTTGCCCTACCTCGAAAAACTTGGAACATTGGAACAGAATTTGACTTTTTCTTTGTTTATCAAAGACTTAGCATTTTTGAACTTGGAACAAAACTTGGAACAACTTGGAACAGACTTGGAACAACGTCACGAAGCCATCATTTTATTACGTTATAAAACGATGCAGCAGGCAAAGGAGCCATTTCACGTGGAGGTGAAACGCTATTTAGTAAAACCCCTTTCGCTTAATGGACTCTTTCCCGATGCCTCTCCCCGCGTAGCAACGCGCACGCGACACGCGCGCACAGACAAGGAACTGGTTTCTTTAGCCATGCACGAATCGCGGGCACAAAAAAGCCCCGACAGCCTTGCGACTGCCGGGGCGCGTGGTTTAGAAGTTGAACTCGTATTGTTTGGGGGCATCGATGAATTCGAACTTCCATCGATTAGGCAACTTCTGCTTGATGAGTTCGGTTGACCAGTAATAGGCTTGGCGGAACGATTCGAATTCCGTGCAGAATTCTTCTAGGTAGCCATGAGCGCCGATATCGGTATGGATGATTTTGTAAATGATCATGTAGAAAATCCTCTAATGAGAAAGGCCCGGTAGCCTTGCGACTACCGGGCCGGTTGGGTCAGGCCTTGTTGATAGCGTCAGTCAGCATCTTGACCAGTTCGACCTTGTTGGTCGTCGCACTAGGATCGCCATTTTTCTTGGCATTCTTAGCGCGGGTCAGTACCGTCTCGACCGTCTTGGAGATGAACTCCGCAAAGGTCAGGTTAGCCTCGCGTATCCGGCCCTTGCCGGTCTTGAGTCTGTCGATTGCGCGGAGCAGGTCTTGCATCGCGTTTGATCGGTACTTGTTGGTCGCGGTACGAATCGCGGCGATGATGTCGTACTTGGCCTTGTCTTTGCCCTTCAGTTGACCGAAATCGTACGCTGTCATCGATACCGCAGACTCGACCGTGAATGCTGCAATCGCGTCATCCTTGCCGGCCTTGCTCGGGTCTTTGATCAACGTGTACTCGCTGCCCTTGTGCAGGTAGTACTGAGTGCCGAACAGTTCGGCCTTGCGACCGACCATACCTTTTTCAAGTTCGGCCTTAGCCTCGTCGGTCAGGCCGTTCGGACAGCGTCGCAGCAACTCGGCTGCGAGTACGCCCATAACGTCGCCTTGCGATGCGGCAGAGTAGCCAATCGACTGAAGGTCGGCCGATTCGATCTTTTTGATATCTACTGCTTTCATCTTAGTATCTCCATGAATGGCGCTGCGGAATTGCATCGCCTGAGTTAGTTATACCTGAAGGCGATCCGATAAGTAAACTTTCATGTATAAATGAAACGCTATATAGGCCGACCCCACCCTATCCGGCCCCCCCGCTTTTGCTTTGGGACTCCGCTACGCCCCCCATACCCCTGAATTCACACAAATCATCGCCACATTTTCAAAACTTGGCTGACCCCCACCCCCTTCGTATAGAAAACCACCCCGTCATCAATTTGGTACCATGCCGTTTGCTTTTATATATTTTATTTGTACTATCCACGCACATGGACACCCCACAACTTGTCCCTGATATAGAAGACAGCGTTCCGTTGCCCGCTCATGCACGCGAGGCATTCCCTGAGTTATCTGCCCACGAAGAAATACAAATGCGGGCAAGGACTATTAAATTAATATCCGATATCACGCAGACCGCGATTGAGCCAACGGATATTGATGCGGTGCAAGCAGAAGAATTAGCCCGCGAGATGGTGGTAAATCCCGAGAAAAAGCCTGATTTCAGCATTTACCCAAACGAGGTAATTGCTTTGTATGCCGGGATCGCTGCCCGCTATAACCACATGATTGTCAAAGACCTCGCAGATTTAAAACTCTACGTGGTGAATAAGTTATTTGAGTCGGTTGAAGCCGCAAGCGACGTTAAAACCCGTGTCTCAGCCTTAAAAGCATTAGGCGAAGTAGAGGGAATTGACGCATTTAAGCGCCGTAGCGAGATCACACACATCGTTAAGCCTATTGAAGAGGTCGAAAAAGAGCTTCTGACGGTGCTGGAAGGCATTGAATACAAGGTTTTGGACGAAGAATCCGGCCAGACGCATTAAAAATCGTGCAACTGACCCAAGAAAATCTTAAAAAACTCCGTCTAGCATTACCGACGATGCCAGAAAAGGAGAAACGGCGGGTTGCCGAGCTTCTCAAGGCGTATCAAACGCAAGTTACACAGAAACTGGGCAAGGATTCCTTCCTAGATTTTATTAATCACGTGTATCCGGGCTATAAAGTAGGCCCGCATCACCGAAAACTGGCCCGAATCTTTGAAGAGATTGCCGAAGGCCAGAAGAAACGGGTGATCGTGAACATCGCTCCGCGTCATGGCAAGTCGGAGATGATTAGTTACCTAGCGCCTGCATGGTTTCTAGGCAAATACCCGCAGAAAAAGGTCATTATGGCCTCGCACACTGCGGACTTGGCGGTGAACTTTGGACGGAGGGTTCGCAACCTTGTCGGATCAGACCTCTATCGAGACATCTTCCCAAATGTCGAACTCCAAGCAGACAGTAAATCAGCCTCTCGTTGGGGTACCAACTTCAACGGAGAGTACTTCGCCATCGGTGTTGGTGGCGCTCTCGCTGGGCGCGGTGCTGATCTATTTATTATTGACGATCCTCACTCGGAACAAGACGCGAAACAAGGCAGGCCGGACGTATTCGACCCGGCGTGGGAGTGGTTCCAGTCGGGTCCGGTCCAAAGGTTGATGCCGGGTGGCGCGATTATCGTTGTGATGACCCGTTGGTCGAAGCAGGATCTGACCGGCAAGATTATCGACCACATGACCAAGGAAGAAGAGGCCGATCAGTGGGAAGTCGTGGAATTTCCTGCGATTTTGAACGAAAAACCGCTCTGGCCTGACTTCTGGTCGCTGGATGAATTGCTGGCTAAAAAGGCCAGTATGGACGTGCGGTATTGGCAAGCCCAGTACATGCAGGAGCCGACCTCGGAAGAGGGGGCGTTGCTCAAACGAGAGTGGTGGCAGGTCTGGGAACCTGAGATGCCGCCTCCATGCGAACACATCATAATGAGTCTCGACACGGCACAAGAAAAAACAAACCGTTCGGACTACAACGCGCTTCTTACGTGGGGGGTTTTCTTTAACGAGGAGAGTAAGAACTACAACATTATTCTCCTGAACTGTATTAAGGAGCGGCTGGAGTTTCCCGAACTCAAACAGTTGGTCTTTGAGCAGTACAAAGAGTGGAATCCCGATACGTTTATCGTGGAAAAGAAGTCCAACGGTGCGGCGCTCTATCAGGAGATGCGTCGTATGGGAGTGCCCATATCAGAGTTCACACCGGGTAAAGGACAAGACAAGATCAGTCGTGTTAACGCTGTTTCGGACTTGTTTTCTTCAGGTATAGTCTGGGTGCCTGACCGACGCTGGGCTTGGGAAGTCGTTGAAGAATGTAACGATTTTCCCTCTGGCACCCATGACGACTTGGTGGACGCCACGACACTCGCCCTCCTTCGTTTCAGGCAAGGTGGGTTTATTCGACTCCCGACTGATGAGCCGTTGCCCACGAAATGGTTTAAGAGCCATAGACGGGAATCGTATTACTAGGAGATTTTAAATGGCCGTCGATAAAAGCTTGATGCAAGCCCCTCTGGGTCTTGAAGCTCTTGCCGCAGAAGAACCGGCAATTGAGATTATGATTGAAGACCCCGAGAGCGTATCGATTGGGGTCGATGGCGCAGTCATTGAGATGGTCAAAGACGAGCCTCGCGCCGAGGACTTTGACGCTAATCTTGCCGAGTACATGAGCGAAGATTCGCTCGCTAGTCTAGGTAATGAACTAGTAGGTCAGTACGAGCAGGACTTGGCTTCACGCAAAGACTGGCTCGACACTTATATTAAAGGACTGAAGATTCTCGGCATCCGTTACGAGGATCGCACTGAACCGTGGCCCGGTGCTTGCGGTGTATTCCATCCACTCTTGATGGAGTCAGCGGTCAAGTTTCAATCTGAAACGATTATCGAAACCTTCCCGGCGATGGGGCCGGTCAAAGCCAAGATTATTGGCAAAGAAACTCCTGAGAAAAAAGAAGCAGCAGTTCGTGTCACAGATGACATGAATTATCAGTTGACCGAGGTGATGAAGGAGTACCGCCCAGAGCATGAGCGGATGTTGCTCAGCATGGCTTTGGCGGGTAATGCCTTTAAGAAGGTGTACTTTGACCCGTCGCTGAATCGTCAAACGGCGGTCTATGTTCCGGCTGAAGATATTGTCGTGCCGTACGGTGCGCCGAATCTGGAGTCCGCAGAGCGTGTCACGCACCGGATGCGTAAGACCAAGAACGAGTTGGTCAAACTTCAGTATGCAGGGTTCTATCGTGATGTGGATCTGGGCGAACCGATTCGCACGATGGACG